CAACCATTTTCAATAAAAATAGGAAATAAATGGATTCCTATGGCATATTTTGGACCTATAGGAATAGCATTAGCAATGCCAGGAGCAATAGAAACAGCAATAGAAATGGCAGGAACAAAAAGAACAAAACCAGAACAAATTGCAACTGCAATAGAACTTACAGCAATAAATACAATGCAATTTTTAAGCACACACGTTCCATTAGATCAATGGTTTTTATTTAGCGATTTAATGGGAGGAAAATCAATAGACCAATTACCAGCAGATTTGGCATTTATAGGAGGACAATTTATTCCTTATCAAGCATTTTTGAGATATATAGCAAGATTAGCAGATCCTGTTTTAAGAGAAACAGGAGTAGGAATTCAAGCATTTATAAATACATTGAAGAAACAAATTCCTTGGATGAGTAGGAGCGTAGACCCAGTTTTAAATCCAGAAGGAACACCCGTGACATTAACATTGGGACAAAGAGCAGCACCATATAGATATGGAGAAAATATAGCAACTTGGGATGAAGTTTATAATCAGCAATATAAACAATATCTTCAGCGAAAGGCAATTTTAGAACAAATGAAAAAAGCAACAGAAGAATTACCACAAGATGTTAAAAAACTTATAGAAGAAGAAAAAAATACAAAACTTATAGCATTGAAATATCTTACAGAAATTGATAATATGAAAAAGCAAGGAAAAACAAAGGAAGAAATAAAAGAATGGATTAAAACAGAATTGATGAAAGAATTAGAAAAACTTCCCAATGGTGATAAAGTTTTGCAAAAGATGTTAAGCATTAGAGAAGAACAAAAATTAAATCTAAAATTACCAGAAGGATTTACAATGAGTATGAAACATTGGAAGGTAAGAGACAGAGCAGTTTATATTCTTTATTGGATTGAACAAGCAAAGAAAGCAGGAATGAGTAAAGAAGAAAGAAAAGCAGTATTAAAGAAACTTGGAGAAGTAGGAATTTTAACAGATAATGTTTTAGAAGAGGCATTAAAAATGAAAAAGATACAAAAGAAAATGGAACAGTCGGAATTAACAACAGTTGAAAGCAAATGAAGTATGCTGTATTTACATACGATGGTCATGGCCTCCCAATTGCATATAAGCTCCTTTTAGAAGGAAATGATGTTATAGTTGGACAAGCAGAAAAATTAGAACATATGCCAGAAGAAGAGGAAGAAACAAAGAAAAGAAGACTATCACTTTATGATGGAATGATAGAAAAAGTTAGTGCTGATAAATTATTGGAAATATTGAGAAAAGAAAAAAAAGAAGATTGGTTTGTAATTGGAGATTTTAATTATGTTTATCCATATACGGAAAAAGTTAAGAAAATGGGTTTTAGGGGATTATTGCCAACAAGAGAAGATTTTGAATTAGAGGAGGATAGAAATAAAGCAAAAGAATATGTTTTTAAAAGATATAAAATTTTCTCACGACAAGATATTCAAGAATTTGACAAAATTAAAGATGGATTAAAGTTTTTAAAAGAAAGTGATAAGATTTATGGAATAAAAGGGAATAATCCCCAAGCACCAACATACTTTCCAATATCTAACGAAAAAGAAATTGCATATCAAGAATTGGAAGATATAATGGTAAACAATCAAAAGTTATATGAAAGCGAAGGATTTATTTTAGAAGAAAAGATTGAAGATTTAATAGAATTCTGCCCGGAGATTGTAACCTTTGACTACGAAATTGTAGGAATGAGCATAAATATAGAGAACAAACCAATAGGAGCAGGGAACGTCGGTTTGCCAACAGGAGATTCCGCTTCATTTATTTTTTGGATAGATAAAGACGAACCAGGATTTCAAAAACTATATGAGATGTTTTTCTCTCCTGCAAGTGATAAAATTTATAGAGAGAATGAATTGGTAATATGGGATGCTGGAACTATATACTCTCCAAGTAGAAATGCATTTTACTTTACCGAGTTTTGCAGTAATAGGATGGGTTTTTCGGCAATATTTGACGAACTTTGCACTCTTGATAGTGTTAGCGAATATTTTGAAAAAGCATTGGAAAAACAATATATTTTTGATAAGAATGTAAAGATGTTTGGATGCTCTATAAGAGTTTTCAATGAAATAAAGGATAAACAGGTTAAACATATGCCACAAAGAGATGCATTGGTGATAGCAGATAAGGAAAATAAAGATGTTTGGCTATGGGATGTTTATGAAAAGAATGGAAGGCTATATACAGCAGGATTAGACCATAATTTAGCAGTTATAACATCAGCAGATAATAATTGGAAAGTTGGATTTTATTTAGCAGACGAAATGCTTTCGGATGGGAAAACATTCGTATTTCCTGCTATGCTTTATAGAAGAGCATTTGAATTAGTAAGATGTGATTATCCACAGAATTTTGATGAAAGAATAAAATTTGTTTATAATCTTATTGGCAGGGAAATACCAGAAGAATTTGAGAAAACAGCAGAAGAAATAAAAGAATATATCATAAAGAAGAAACAAAAAGAGAAAGAAGAAGAAGAAGAAGAAGAAAAAGAAGGAAGAGAATTAACAGAAGAATTGGAGGGTTTATTAAAACAAATTGAGGAATTATAAAATGGGAAAACTTACAAAGGCACATATAAAAGCATTGGCAAGAATAATAGAGAAAATCAAGCAATTACAGGAGCAAATAAAAGCAGTTCCTAATTTTGAAGAAACTCCTACATTTCACAGAATTATAGCAACATTAGAAAATCTAACTAATAATTTCAATTCTTTGCGAACTATTACAGAAAAAGATAGAAATGAATTAAAAGCACAAGTTTTTAATGTTCAAAGGTCTTTAACAGAATTAGAAAATAAGATTAAAGAAAACATTAACATAGTTGTTGACAGTTTAAAACAAGAAATTGGAGAAGCAAAACTTGCTTGGGTAAAAGAAAAAGGATTTGAAAAAAGAATTCAGAAATCATTATCAGAAATTGTAAAAGATATAAAAGGGGAAATAGAAGAAATTAGAAAAGAATTAGAAAAATATGAAAAAGAATTAAGGTTTACAAAACAAGGATTATTAAGAAGTTCTGGAATTATTGGTCCATCTGCTTCGGGAGTAGAAGTTCAATTGGAGGGAGTAAAACAAGGAGTATTCTCTAAATTAAATTTTGTTCAAGGAAATAATATTTCAATAACACAATCACAAGTTTCTCCAGAGGGTAAAATAAATCTTACACTTGATACAAATAATTCTTCTCTTACAAATACATTTGTTCCATATACAGGAGCAACACAAGATTTAAATTTGGGAAATCGTAAACTTATTGTAGATACGAATACTTTGTATGTGGATAGTGTAAATCATAGAGTAGGTATTGGGACGACGACACCACAGAATAAATTAGAAGTCATCCAACAAAGTGGAGGTGGTAGTGCTGTTCTTTTGATTAAACCGACAGACCAAACAAATGCAAGTGCTATTTTAAGGCTACAGACGAATAATGCTGTTGGTTCTGGTGCTTCTAATTCTCATGCCGACTTACAATTTTATGATGGCACAACTATGGGTTTTCGTTTTTTGGCTACCTTTGGTAACAATCCAACAGCTCGTTATGGTGGATTTATTGCATACACAGATAGGGATGGTAACAAGTTGCCTCTAAGGTTTTTTACCACAGATGCTGGTGGTAATTTACAGACTGCTTTATTTATTCAGGCAGGACAACCAGCAGGAACTTCTGGCAATATCGGCATTGGGACGACGAATCCTTCTCAAAAATTAACAGTTGCAGGAAACATTGGAATTCAAGCAGGAGCAAATGCTTTTATTGGTACATTAGATAATTATGCCTTAAGTTTGAGGACAAATAATACTGATAGGGTTTTTATTACAAACACTGGCAACGTCGGCATCGGGACGACGAATCCTTCTCAAAAGTTTCATCTCTATGGCGGAACAGCATATTTAGAGTATCGAGGAACTGATATTGGAGGGCATGGTTTAGACCAATATCTTACCAGAAGCATTACTACGTCTGGGACATATTACTCACGAGGACTTTCATGTAGAGCTCATAAATATGTAGCATCTGGTGTTACTGACAGCGGATACATTGTTGGATTTTGGGGGCAAGCATTTGCTGGGGTAGAGGGAACACACGCTGGCACATTAGCATCTGTTTATGGAGGTAATATTTCGGCAGGCATTTATGGCACAGGGCATACGGGAACAGTCGGTAACGCCTATGTTCTAAATTTGACACCCTTCGCTCAAAGTGGCACAATTACTAATTTATTTACTCTTTATTTAGGATCACTTTTAACCGGGGGGACAGTAACGAACTATTGGGGAATATATCAAGCAGATACTGCTGCTACGAATTATTTTGCAGGTAAAATGGGTATCAGAATAGCAACACCCCACAGTACACTTCATATCAATGGTTCAATTGCCACAGCATTAGTTAATAAAACTGCGGCTTATACGCTTACTGCTTCTGATAGTATTGTTACTTGTGATGCTAGTGCTGGGGCTTTTACCATTAGCCTACCAACGGCTTCAGGGATTGCTGGTAGACAATATACCATTAAAAAAATAGATAGTTCTGCTAACGCAATAACTATACAGCCATACGGCACAGAAACAATAGATGGTGCAGCAACTTATACTTTGTCTGCTCAATGGAAATATGTCACCATTGTTTCCAACGGAACTAATTGGTTAATTGTATCAGCAAATTAAAGGTCGTAAAATAAGCAATAAGTAATGAAATAAAAATGAGTAAAATCTACTTGACAAAAGAAGAAATTCAAATTATAATTCAAATTATAGAGAATACAACAGCAAATGTTAAGCAAACAGAAGAAATTTTATTGCCATTATTGACAAAATTAAGGCAAATGCTTATAGAAGAAAATGGAGACAAAACTTAAGGAAAAAGCAGAATTATTACTTGATTTTTTTGGATTTGACAAAAGTAAAGTTGAAATAAATACTGAATTTAAACCTGCAAAGGGCTTTAATATAACTTTTTCTACAAAGGATGAGCAATTTATAAAAAAATTGGTCGGGAAAAGGGGAAATATGGCTAATCTATTTAGAAGAAACTTCAAAAAATTAGGAATTATTAATGGATGCAACATAAATTTTTATGTGCTTCCATTAAAACAAAATGGTTAAACCAACATATTCCGAAGAAGAAGACATAGAGGAATATCCTGATGTAGATGAAGAAGAAATGAAGGAACTTGAAGAAGATGAAGAATTAAGTGAATGGGATTTAATGTTTTAAGATAAAATGAGTATTTTAACAAGATTTTTTAGAAAACAAGAATTTGGCACAGGTTGGCTTGGAGATGAGAAAGAAACATTAGATGAAAGGAATTATCATACTGAAGAAATTTTTAAAGCATATCCTACTCCTACTTGGACAGAGAAAAAACCATCTGAATGGAGAAGATTTTTACCTATTAGAAATCAAAATGGGTCAGGAGGTTGTGTATCTTTTGCAACTGCTCTTGCCTTAGGAGTTGAAAACTTTTTAGAAGAGAATAAATTTGAGGTTTTATCAGCAAGATTTATCTATTCAAGAGGATATGTTGCAGAAGCAGGAGGAGGAATGTATTATTTGAATGCTTTAGAAATTGCAAGAAAAGAAGGAAGTTGTTTAGAACAACAAATGCCATCTGATGGTTTAAATGAAGAACAAATGAGAGTAAGAGATGATACACCAAACGAAAGATGGGTTGCTCAAATCTATAAAGCAAATTCTTATATTTTCTTGCCAATGGACATTGATATATGGGCAGGAATTCTACAATCTACTAACAAGGCTTTATTAGCAGGTGTAAGATTTAATTCAGGAGGATTTTCTAATCCAGAAGTTGTTTTAAATAAAGAAGGGCAATATGGACACGCAATTAATATAGTTGATGCTACACTTTATAAAGGTAAGAAAGCATTAGTTTTTCAACATGCTTGGTCAGAAAAATGGGGATATAATGGATTAGGAGTTATTACAGAAGACCAATTTAAAAATGGAGTAATTTTAGGAGCATACTTAATAGATTTTAAATATCAACCACAAACTGCAAATAAACCTAAATTAGCAATAATGGCTCAATCATTAAAAATGGGTAGTAGGGGGATGGATGTTGTTAAATTACAAGTAGGCCTACAATGGCTTGGATATTTCCCAGCAGAACAAGATTGCACAGGATATTATGGAGGAATTACAAGACAAGCAGTAAGAGAATTCCAAAAAGCATATGGATTACCAATTACAGGTATAGCAGATTTAAATACCATTCAAAAGTTTAATGAAATATTTGCAAAATAGGTCGTAATTAAAAAATATTAACAAAAATGGCTGCAACAGCAGCAACAACAACATTGCCAATAGTAGCAAGCACAGATCCTTGGGTTAATTTGGTTGGTATAGTTTTGGTAATTGTAATTGTTAATATCGTAAAGAGATTAGTAAAGGATACTTTATCAGAAAGAGCAAAAGATATAGTTTATCCAATCTTATCTGCAGTTTTAGTAGGTTTGGGAATGGGTTTAGGAGTATTTGATACATCAAATATCAGTAATGTTATAGCATATCTTGTTGCTCCATCAGGTTTATGGATAACAGTCAATAAAGTTTTTGGCTTAAGGAAAAAATAGTCGTAATTAACTAATTCTATCACAAATGGCAAAGAAAAAGGTTAAAAAAGCAAAGAAAAGAGGAAGATAATTCACAAGTTATTAACAATTTAGATTTGCTTTTTGATTTTGTTTTTTGTATAATGTAAGTATCCTTATTGTGCCTTATCCGGGCTCCTTGTGAGTACTGGATAAGGAGAAGGGTCGGGCAATTAAGCGCAATAGGACAGGAGGAGACGCCCCGCGCCGACCAAATTATCCTCCTGTCCCGCGGGGCTTTTTCTTTTAAAAGCAAAATGATACAGATTATTAAAGAGATACTTGCCTTCGGTTCTGCTTTTATAATCATTGATTGGTTTATAAAAACTTCTTGGGAATACTATAAAAAGTTTCAAAATAGAGAATGGTATTATGGATTTAAGGGAATGTTTTGTCAGATGATAATTTTGTTAATTCAATTTTTATTTAGCATAGGCGTTATAATAGTAGCAATGATAGCATCTGGAATAGATGTTAGCATTGACAGCATTATAAAATGAACATCAAAGAAGTTATTAAAATTTTAGAAAAGATTTTAGGGTATTGTGGAAAGTGGGATGAAAATGATATTATTTCTGTTCAAAAGAAAACAGGGCATTGTGTTTCTATGAAAATTAAAACCTTTATAGGGCTATTGAAAATGGAGAGTAAATTATTAAAGGAAGGTCGCATTAAAAAAACATTAAAAAAATGAAACTTCAAATCTTTTTAGAGGATGCGGGAAGGCCAGTTGCTTATTATCCTAAATTAGCAAAGTTTTTAGGGTCGGTAAATTCAGCAATCTTTCTATGCACTTATTGGGGAATAAAAGAATTTTCTAAGACTTCAAAAGAAATTGAGAAAGAAACTGGATTAACTTATAAACAGCAAAAGTTAGCAAGGAAAATATTGAAAGAAAGAGGATATTTAACAGAAAAGCGCGAGGGAATTCCACCCATAATTCATTATTCCATTAAATGGGGATAGGATATTACTTTATAATGGGTCGCCATTAAAAAAATAACAAAATGGAAGAAGATATTCAAAAAAGTTTTTGGGCATTTATACCCTCTATGGCATTATCTGATAAAAATCTATGTTCTACAGAAAAATTGATGTTAGCAGAAATCTATTCTCTTGCTAATCAATATGGAATTTGTTACCCTTCTAATAAACATTTTGCAGATTTATTCGATATTTCTGAAAGACTTGTAAGAAGATATCTTGCCCATTTACAAAAAGAAGGATGGATAGAAATAATATTAGAAGAAGGCTATAAACGAGTTATAAGAATTAACTTCTCCCCCCTGGATGATAAATTGAGAAATGGATACAAAAAGGTAAAGGGGGGGAGGAACTATAGTTCCGGGGGGGAGGAAATAAAGTTCCGGGGGGGAGGAACTATAGTTCCCCATAGAAATACATATAGAAATACATATAGAAATACACATAAAATATGTAATGAAACTAAGAAATCCCAAGCCGGTAGTGATAGCAAAAAAGAGAATATTCCATTAAAAGAAGAAATTGAAAAAAATACTGTTATTTGCAGTATTTGCCATCGAAGAGTGTTAAAAAGTAATGCTTTCGAGTTTTCTAAGGGAAAATACAAGTGTTCTGACTGCTTTAGAAGGGATATTGTAAAGAAAAAAGAAAAATTATTGGCTCGGCAGATTGTTCCTCCCCAAGAGCGGGCTGAAATGGAGGAAAAGATTGCTCGCTTGGAAAGAGATTTAAAAGCAGGTAAAAAGGTTGGAATTAAATAAGATTAGCAAGGTGGCAGTAGGAGCGAGAAGGGGGAAGAAGTTTAAGGGAACGAAAGAGAGGATAGCACACTATAAGACGGGGGATTATCCCCCGTTTTTAATTTGACTTTTAAAAAATTTTAATCTATAATGAGGGTAGAAACTCTATAGGGAGGTGATAAGAATGTTGAATAAACTCCTTGCAGACTATTGCAGGAAGGTGTATCTATCTGGACATTCAGAACCAGTCCAGATAGGTGTGTATCGTCCATCTGTCTTATCCTGGTCCTGTATCAGGAAGCAGTGGAATTACTACAAATTCTTATCTGGGAAAAAAGCAGAGGAAATCCCAGATGATATTATCCTCTTGCTTGCAGGCGGAGTAGTATTCCACCGCTTGATACAAGGACTAAAAGATGAACAAGGAAGACCTTACTGGGATAAGACAGAGATTGAATGCTCCATAGAAGTTAATGTTGCAGGAGGAGAAAAGATTAAAATCATAGGACACGCTGATGCTATAAGAGGAAAAGGAATGGATAAAATAGTCTACGAGTTTAAGCATGTTAGGCAACTTCCTAACAAGCCACAATTCCCGCATCTCCTGCAACTAAACTTCTATTTAGGAGCATTGGGTGTTAATAGGGGAAGCTTGCTTTATGTAGGATATCTTCCTCATGGGGGTTTGGCTGTTAAAGAGTTTGGCTGGCTTTATTCAAACTGGCACATGGAACATTTAATTGCAAGGGCACAGATGTTGCATACCTTGTTAATCCACAATGAGGCTCCTCGCTGTAGTTGTAAAAATAGAGTTCACGAACTCGGACAACTAATTTAAGGAGGTGATGAAAATGTTGTTGACTCGATGCTCTAAACGCGGGATTGTATTGCATAAGGTGGGAAAAATCAAAGATGTGGAGATGAGGGCAGTGAGAGGAATAAGACCCTTTATTTTTGTAAGGGAGCAGAATAAGGTTATGGACTATCCAATCCCAACGCCGCATTTACTTCCACTTCCATTCAGACGCTTCTGCTGTTTTATAGGAGTTGCGACCCCAGAAGGAACTTGGTTAGGTTCAGGAGTTCTAACAGAGTTGGGAATTATCTCGGCCTTTCACTTGTTTCGATATCCGCGCATAGAAGAGGCTTGGGCTACATTCATCCTGGAGAATGGAACACTGACAAGTTTCAATCTTTACGATGTCTTAGCAGAAGAACCATCACAGGATTTCATAATTCTACTCCCACCACACCTATCTGGATACTTCAAACCAGTTAAGCTTGGATGGTATAGTCACGTTCCTTTCAACAAAAAGCACATTGTGGGATTTGGATGTCCAGAAGGTCTGTTAGGAACTATCTGGAGGCCGGAATATGTTGCATCAGATAACTACATGCTTTACACCAAAGGCTTTGCTTGCGGTGGAGTTTCAGGAGGAGGAATGTTCACTCTCTATAACAATGAATGGTATCTATGGGCAATCAACTCGGTTTACTTCCTTCAGTCTCGAACACTGATTTCCAGAATGGTAAGATTCAAGGAAAGGAAAACAGGGCGGAGAAAACCCACGAGATAAACTTCGTGGGACAACTCCGCAAAGGGGGGCCAAGATAAAAGAGTGAACAAAGACAAGAAGAACCTGAGGGCCCCCCTCTTTAAATTGTAGATAAATTGTGGATAAGATATAAAAAACATAGATTTTATAAGCCCTTTTATAGGGCATTTTTAATTTGTGAAAATTTGCATTTAAAAAATTTTTAATTTATAATGATATCAGAAAAATAAAAGGTCGAATTAACAGATAATAGAACAATGCCAGAAGAAATCAGAATACCATATTCAAAAGTGGTAATACAGGGAGTAAAATGTAGATATTGTGGAAAAGGATTTGATGCTCCAGTAATTTTGGATGAAGAAGGAAATGAAGAGGTTATAGATGTTTGTGATGAATGTGCAAAAGATATGGCCTATGCTCAAGCTTATGATGAATTAAAAGAGAAGGTTGTTTTTGAAAACAAAACTTGGTCGGAATTAGCAAAAGAAAATAAGATGAATGAAACGCTGGGGAAACGGCAATATATCAAATTAGAACCTGCTCAGAAAATTTTTAATACGCTTTTGATGACATTGGGAGGAGAATGGTTAAAAGAGAATGTAGAGAACAAAGAAAAACTTATAAATTTAGTGAAATTAGCAGTTGATTTAGCAGACGAATTAGTTGAAAAACTTTATAGAGAAAGCCAATAAGTCAGAATTAAACAAAAATAAAAAATGGATAAAAAATTAGAAAATAAAATTAAAGAGATTGCTAATGAAATTATGGCTGATATAGATGGATATATGAATAAGTATAAACAGCAAATAGAAGAGTTTAATCAAAAATTAGAAAAACTTTGTGATGATTTAACACGAGTAAATGTTGCCTTGAAATATACATTAGAACAAATAAAGTCGGTATTAAATGAAAGCGAGAAATGAAAAAGTATTGGGTAGGATACAAAATAAAAACTGATTTTCCAGATGTTGATATTGAAAATGGATTTTATGTAATTGCAAAAAATGATGAGGAAGCAAAACAAAAAGCATACAAAATGGCAGAAGAAGTATTTGGAGGATTTGATAACTTTGATGAGATTTTTGAAAATGAATTCTTTATAGAAGAGGAAAGAGAAAGAAGAGAGTCGAAATTAATTAAAGAAATAAAAAATGGAGAACAATTTTTTAACATTAAAAGAAATACAAGGAAAAACTAAATTGCCTTATAGAACAGTTTATTATCTGTTGAAAAAATTTGGTATCAAGACAATACAATATGGAGTTAGAAATAAAAAATATGATTTCAATCAATTCTTGTCGGAATTAAAAAAGAATTATCCAAAATGGGAAATAAAAGATATATAGCAGGCAGAAATTTTGAGTATAAGATTAAAAAATGGTTTGAGAAAGATGGGTCAATTGTAATCAGAAGTGCGGGTTCACATTCTATGTTTGACTTGGTTGTTCTTTCTCCTTCAACAGATTTATGGAGAATTGAGTTTTGGCAATTAAAAAAGAATACAACAGAAGAGGAAGTGATTAAGATTATAAGAGAAATAGGGGAAAAATTAAATTTAAAAGAAGATGTTATTATGAATTTTGAGGAATACGAATTGATACCCTCCTCAAAAACAAAAGTTGCATATCTTCAAAAATTGGGAGGTTTTTATACTAGCGGAATAAAAATTACATTAAGATTTGGTGTAATTTATACGCTTAAAAAGAAAAATGAAAGACGCAATAAAAAAGTTTCTAAATAATAATAAAGATTGGAAATTGGTGAAAATTGTTAAACCATCTGAAAAAACTAAAAAACGATTGAATTTACCAGATGATATGAGATATTATGTAGAAATAAATGTAAAAACTGGAGAAGTCAGATGCGATTGTATGGGCTATTTAACTCACGGACATTGTAAACATGCAAAAGAAATAGAAGATTTTATAAAGTCGGCATTAAATAAACAAAAAGAAAAATGAACTGGAAAAAAGAATTAAAGGAAATACTCTTTAAAAAGAAGTGGTGGAAAAGAATAGTAAATTATGGTGATTATTTAAAGGTTAGAAATCTTATAGAAAGATTGTTGCAAGAAATGAAGAAAAAGGTAGAAGAAAAATTTGAAAATTTTATAAAAGAAGCAGAAATAAAATGTAGTGAAATGTATAACGAGGGAAGAAGAATGGGTTGGGGCGAAGGCTTCGCCGAAGGTTTTAAGGAGGGATTAAAAATGGGAATTAGGGTAAATTTAGAACAAGCATTTAAAAAGGGGTCAAAATTAACAAAACCTAAAAGAAATGGAAAAAGCAATTAAAAAATTCTTACGAAAATATCCAGCATCTTATCCATTTAGTTTTATCTCATTCAAGCCCAAAGAACCAATAGAAGTTTTATGGTGGGGAGTTCAAAAAGAAACAACAATAATTGATAAATCAGGAAAAGAAAAAGAAGTTATTCAGTTATTAGTTTTTGATGGAAAAGATAAAAAATTTAAGATTATAACAACATCGGCAAGGTCATTATTAGAAAAACTTTCAGAAATTGAAGATGAGAATGAAAACGAATGGAATAAAGGAATGGCAAGTCTTATAAAAATCACACAGATTAAAGAACAAAGATTAGATAAAAGATTTACAACAAGATATGAGGTTGAAAAATTAGAAAATGTATTTCGGGAGATTATGGGAAGAAAAGAGGAGATAGGGATGGCAGAAGATATATTTTTGCAAGGAGAAGAAGAAGCAGAAGAAGAGCCTTGGGTAGAAGTAGAATAGTCGAATTAAGAATTGAAAACTAAAATGAAAAAAAGAATAAAACTAAAACTCAAAGGAAAAATTAGTAAAAAAATTCAAAAACAAGTAGAAGAATTAGGCAATCAATTGGCAGATACAATATCAAAAGAACACTTAAAAACAAAGGATATCACAACTCCAGACTATTTAACAGAGGTTATCAACGAATTTTGGTTTTCTTCCTCTCCTTTTGTGGGAATGGATGGCGGAAATTTTTTGAAAATGATTAGGGAATTGGTATATAGCGTTAAAAAGTATGAAATCGAAAAAATCTTTGATTTTCTCGAAAAAGCACCCTCCGATAATCTAAAAAACATTATTGTAGGGCTTAGAAAACAATATGAAGCAATTTTTAATTTTGAGAAATGGAATTATGATATTAAGAATGATTATTTTGATTATTTAATTAAAAAATATACCCAAGAATAATAATGGGAGGCCGAAATTAAAAATTAAAAACTAAAAATGAGCGAACAAGAACTTGAAAAAACGATTCAAGAAACAGAAAAAAAGATTTTTTTAGATTTTCTTGAGGAGCAAGGAAGAATTAAGGAGGCAGTAGAAAAGAGAGAAGAAGCAATTAGAAATTTGGCTTCTCGAATATCGGCAAATCCTAAACTTACTTCTCGTTATCTTCTTTTATGGTATAACTTGATAGAAGAAAATAAAGAATTGATAGAAAAAAGAAGAAAATTAAAAGAGAATTTTAGAAAAATAATTTTAAAAATTAAGAATAAAATAAATGATGCAACAAAAGAAAAGTATGCTAAAAAAATGAAAAAAGCCTTAGATAATTTAAAGAAAAAGATAGAAAAAATTGAGAAAAAAATGAAAGAGAATGAGATAGAAATTGAGTTTTATCATAGGATATTTGATACGGTAGAAAAATTATTAAAATAGTACTTGCCCCAATGGTCAATCTCGGTTATAATTGGGGTGGTCGGAATTAACATTTTTAAGGAAATGGAAAGCCCGAAAAAATGGCTAAAATTGGGAATTTTTATCCTAATTTTAGCCTTGATAATAGGAATAATATGGACAAAGAAAAAACGAATAATAACAATTATACCAGAACAAGCCAATCAAGTAGAACAGCAAGACACGGATTATTATGAGCAGTTAGCAGAAAAGTTAATAATGTGTGAAAGCTCGGGAAAAGATAAAGCAATAAATTTAAAGGATAGAGATGGTACAGCTTCATTCAGTTATCTTCAGTGGAAACCAGAAACCTTTAAAGAATATGCGATAAAATACGGAATAATAGGAGAAAAAGCAAGTTGGAATTATATAATGACAATCATCTGGAATAGAGATATCAATAAGTATTTAGTCATACAGATATTAAAAAATGAGCCAGAAAAAGTCAAATTCTTATGGCCAGTTTGCAGTAGAAAAATAAAATAGAAGTCGGCATTAAAAAACTAGAAAAATGTATAATTTAATTTTTCAGATAGGAGCACAATTTGCCTGTAAATATGGGATGTTTTTTATATCAGCATTTAATAAATTGATGGGATTTATAGTAAAATAACTCTAAAATGGCACCAGTGAAAAGATTTTTAAGTGGCAATATATAAATATGGGTAGTAAGTAAAAAACTTTAAATGGAAGCAAAATAAAAGGGGGCTCCATACCAGGGCCTCCTTTTTCCTTGCCTTGCTTCTTCAGGGGAGGAATAAAAACCAATTCTTATTTAATCTTTTTTATCTTTTTCAATTTAACATAAAAAAATTTGTGGCAAAAGAAGATTGCATTAAAGAAGAAACAAAAGAATTCTTAAACCCCATAAGAAGAAACAATCTAACATTTTCACATTTTAACATATTTATATATGAAAGAGAAAAAAATTAAAACTTATTTGACAGAAAATAACAAAGGATTTAAAATTTAACAAGGTCGAATTAAAAAAATCAAAGAAAAATCAAAGAAAAATCAAAGAATTTAAAAATGAGAACTGAAAAACAATTAGCAAATTTAAAAAAATTTAAGAAAGGACAATCAGGAAATCCAGCAGGAAAACCAAAAGGAACTTTAAGTTATAAAACAATATTCAATTTAGCAGCAAAAGAAGTTGCAAAAAAATTAAAACTAGGAGAAGAACCAGAAGACTTTTTAAAAACTCTCTTAATAGTAGGAGCAAAAAAAGGATTATCAGGCAATTATGCATTTTATAAGGATATTCTTGATAGATTATTTGGACAAGCAAAGCAAATAATAGAAACCGAAGAAAAAAGAATTTTAATTTTAGACAAAGAAGATGAAAAAGAATAAAAAAGAAAACAAGAAAGAAAAACGATTTAAAAAGATAAATTTTTATATGTGTGCAGAATGTGGATTTATAGGACTTGAACCTCCTACAGATTATTGCACAGATTGGCAAGTTTTTGTTACTTCCCAAGAATATAAATACCTTAAAAAAGAATGGAAAAAATTTTTGAAGTTTCAGAAATATATAAAAAAATTATCTAGGCTAAGAAAGGTTAAGAAAGAGAAAAAACAAGAATATAAAGATCCAGAAATACAAGAGAAATTTGAACTTTTTAAAAAAATTGTAAAAGCGGGAGGAGGAATTATAACAGCTAATCCCGAAATATGGGAAAAGGAATAAATTAGCCATGAAAAAGAATAAAAAAGAAATAAAATTTTATTTGGAGAGCAAGCTAGGTAAGATACCAAAAGAAAAGTTAGCAATAAAAAATATTAAAGATTTGGACAAAGATTATAGGGGCAATCCTTATTATCCTTTTTATATTCGAATAGATTTAAACCTTTTTCCCAAAGAAAAAACACTTTCAGAATACTATTTAGAAGTAGTTGATATTGATGAACTTTTGTTTGAATTGGGCTATAAAATCATAAATGATAAGGATTTATTTCGAAAAAGGAAAATTTGGGAAAGAAAGGGTGTGATTGTTGGAATTCCATTGATAATAGCTGTTTTGGAGGCTTTTAAAGATAAGGAAAAGAAAATTTTTAATGAGAAGCTGTTTGTTGAAAAGCAAGGGTACGGGATGGGAATACGCTTATGGACGTTTGGACCTTTTATAAAAATTCTCTTAGAACCACTTTTTTATGATAAAAAAAGTTTTTGGGGAGAAGTTTTAAAAAGATTTAAAAAAAAGATTGCTGTAAAATCGCGTGAGTGAAAAGATTTTAAACAGGGATATATAAAAGTATTGGCAGGCAAAAATCTTTTATCTGGTGCGATTCTAGAGGCATTTTCTTGACAAAACATTGAAAATATTGTAAAATAGGCCTATTAAAATCGTGTGTTTTTATATGTTTTAAATCAATGGAAAAAGTAAGTTTTCAAAAGTTAGCAAACTTTACACCAAAACAAAAACTTTTTTTAGAATTAGTGAAAAACTATAGATATACGCTGTTAAGTGGAGTTGTTGGAACTGGGAAATCAAGATGTTTAAGATGGACTTTGTTATATCTCCTCTTAAAATACGCTTCTAAAGGCTATACAGGCTTACAAGCAGGCTTATTTTGTAATACATATCCAGAATTAAATGATAGGCATTTGAAATATATTAAACAAGAATTTCCTAATTGGTTAGGAACTTATAATGAACAAAAACACGAATTTAGATTATTTGAAGAATACGGAGGTGGAATATTAGCATTTAGAAACCTTGACGAACCTATGAACTACCGCTCCGTGGAATTTGCTTTTATAGGAGTAGACGAATTAACACAAATTCCTAAAGAAACTTTTGATATTTTGATAGAAAGAAATAGATGGGCAGGATTAAAAGATGTTAAATTTATAGCAGCATCTAATCCGGTTGGACCATATAAAGAATGGGTAAGAAGACTATTTATTGAAAAACAATTAGAAAATTCCGCAGTTTTATATCTTTATAAGGGTGATAATCCATATTTACCAGAAAACTATTATGAGGAATTGGCTAAAAATATGGATGAACCATTAAAAAAGGCTTTACTTGAAGGTGATTGGTATGCTTTAGATGATATACAAGACAAAGAAGGCTATTTACCCCTATTGACATCAAAACAATTAAATGATGCAATTATAGACTATCAATATACCTTTGATACTGCAGTTTTAGGAATAGATCCAGGAGCAGGAGGAGATAACACAACAATTGTTATAAGAGATAATTCAATAGCAAAAATTCTATTCAATAAACAACTTTCTGATACTATGCAAATCTTACCTTTAATAGCAGATTATTATCAAAAATATAGGCTTTATGGGATTGTTATAGATATCACAGGAATTGGAAAAGGAATTTATGATAGACTAAATGAAATAGGCTTATTTTTAAAAACTTTAGGAATATCTTTTGGACAAAAAGCAGAGGAACCAAATAGATTTTTCAATAAAAAAGCAGAACTATTTTGGAAATTAAGAGAATGGATTTTAAAAGGAGGAAAACTTTTAAAAGATAATGGATGGAATGAGTTATTGGAAATCAAATATAAGCATCAATCTGATAAAGTTATTAGAATTCAACCCAAAGAAGAACTATTGAAAAAAGGTATAAAATCTCCTAATGTTGCTGATGCATTAGCCTTGACATTTGCAATAGATTTAGAACAATTACAGCAATTAAAACAATTTGAAATATATGAAATCTATTGAGGATATGTTAAAATTGCAGAAGAAAGAATTAAAAAAATTATTGGATGGCAAAATATAGAAATCAGTTTCTTATGGGATTTCCTCCTACTTTTTACTCTAAATTTTGAAATTTGCTTGACAAAATTTAAATTTACTTCTAAAATTTAAGCGGAAAATGGGAAAAGATTTGACAGGTTTATTAGTAGTTCAGGTTGATAAGGAAGAAGTAAGGAAAAAACATCCTGATTGGCTTGTAAAATTCCATAAATTTTGGATTTTAAAGAATGAAATTAAGGAAGAATTAAAGGAATTTATGAAGGAATTTATATGGAAATATGCAAAAGAAAAGAATTATGAACTCTATGACGAGGTTGTTGTAAGAGAACTTCCTGATAAATTCGTAGTTTATGCTCTTGCTTATCCAAGAACTCCATTAGGTTTTTGGAAAAAATTAAGGCTAAAAAAGGAATTAACTCCAGAAAAATTTATTCAAAAAGTTAATGAGATTTTAGCACAATACGAATTCGAAATGATAACACCAGAGATTATACAAAGAGACGAAGAACAGGAAATCTTGTCGGCAATTAATAAACAAAAATCATAATGCTACCATACGAAAAGCAATTTAAGGATTTGACAGAATGGACAGAAAAAGAAATTTTAGAAGAAATTTCAACACAATTTAGAGAAAGCGAGCAAAATACTTTACAAAAGAAAACATATTGGACAGAATACATTAAACTTTATCTAAATCAAGAAAGAAAAAAAATAGGAGATTTAGCAGTTGGCTCTAATCTTCTATTTTCACAATTTAACGATATTTATGCTTCTATTGACAATGATGATTTATTGGTAAGTTTTAAAGAAAGAAATCCAAGAGATGCAGAAGTTGTTCAATTTACAAATTGGGTTGCAAGATTTGATTTTGAAGAAATGAATTTATCAGCATTACAAAGAGAACTCTTTTGGGATGTTTTATTCTTTGGAACGGGATTATATGATGTTTCAGAATACGATAAAAAAAGAAAGGTTATAAAAGTAAGACTTCAATCTCCATTTACATTTTTTATAGATCCATTGGCAAATTCAATAGAAGAAGCAAGATATGCAGGAAGATATGTTTATATGACACCATATGATTTAATGCAAGATGAAAGATTAGATCCTGAAAAAGTTAAAAAAATCTTATCAACAAGTTCTCCAAAATCAATAGAAAAAATTACATTAGAAGAAAGAGCAAAAAATATATTGCTATTAGAAGGCTATAACTATTTCCAATATCAACATTCCAATGCTTATTTAGAGATTTTGGAATGGTATATGTATGCTAATGGAAAATTATGGGTTGTATGGACAGATAATGGAATAACAACAATTTTAGGATTTAAAGAATTGAAATATGAAGATGGAGGTTCAGGAAAAAGCAAAATTCCATTTGTTGCATATTACTATATAAAAACTCCAAGAGGATTTTGGGGGATAGGAATTCCTGATATTTTAGAAAGTGCGCATAGAACTGCGGTTTATCTACAAAATCTTATGCTTCAAGGAATAAGAATTGATGTAACTCCTTCCTTCCTAATAAATCTCCAAGCAGTTCACAATCCAAGAGATTTATTGACAAGAGAAATAAATAAAATTGTATGGACAAAAGTTCCACCAGCAGGACAAATTCAGCCATTTCCTAAAACTCAAGCAGTATCAAGCGATGTTTTAGCATTCTACAATATGATAATTAATGAAGCAATGGGAGCAATAGGAAGCCAAAGAATTTTAAGAGGTTCATTAGGACAGATAAAGAAAACTGCAACAGAAGTTGCTATAGCAAAAGCAAAACAAGACTTACAAATAGCATCTCATATGAGAAACATTTTAAGAGGAGAAAGAGACTTTTGGTATAGATGGTTAAAAAGACATAAGAAATTCTTAAGTAAAGATGATACAAAACTTGTTGAAATTATAGGAACTTATGGAGCAAAACAATTTGTAGAGGTTAGAAAAGAGGATTTTATTCCAGCAGTAGATCCAATTATAGAAATTACATCTTCTTTGGTAGCAGAACCAACAAAGATTGTAAGAAGAAGAGATTTAGCAGAAGTTTTGCCATTAATAGGAGAAATGGGAGGAAATCCAAAAGCAGGATTGAAAATGATTTTAAGAGATATGGATTTATCGCCAGAACAAATTGATATTCTATTACCTCCATCTCCTCATCAAATAAAGGCAAGGAAAGAAAATGAATTATTAGAAGAGGGAATATGGGTAGATATAGATGAGCAAGATAATGATAATGAGCATTTAGAAGAGCATTACAAACTTCAAGAAAATGATGTTGTAAGATTGCACATTGAAGCACATATAAAAAATATTCTTTTGAAGCAAAGAATGAAACAACCACAACCAGCAATACCAGCAGAAGGAGAAATACCAGAAGAAGAAATAGAAATGGGAACTCCTCAAGAAGTGCAGAAAGAATTAACAAAAGAAATTCCAATAGAGGGAATTGAAGCATTGAGAGGTGCGATAAGGCCATCAATGCCACAGAAGTAAAATAGGTCGTAATTAACAAAAATATAGCAATGCCATTAACAAAAAAAGGAAGAGAAATCTTAAAAAAGTTTCAAGAGCAATACGGAAAAGAAGAAGGAAAAAGGTTTTTCTATGCTGCAATAGTTAAGGGAAATATTCCTCATAGCAAGGTTGCAAAAGGAAAAGGAAGTGGAAAATTATTAAAAGCAATAAGAACATATAAGAAGAAAAAAAGATGATGGAAGAAAATAAACCACTTTTAGAAGAATATTTTGGAAAGCAAATTCAAGAATATATTGCAGGAAATCCAGAAAAAGCAAAAGAATTAATATTGAGATTAAGAACTTTTTTAGCAACTGAAGAATGGAAAGTTTTAAAGAAGGTTATTGAGGATACAAGAGAAAGAGTTATACAGAATATGAGCATATGTCCTGTAGAAATGGGAACATTATTGGCATATAGAGAAAGTATAACAGCATTAGATTTTTTGAGGAATTTACCAGAAAATTTAATCAAGGTTTTAGAACTTCAGATAACAGAAGAAAAATAAAAATTACTTGACAAAATTTAAAGTCGGAATTAAAATAAGGGTAGAAAAATGGTAAAGAAAAAAGAAGAAAAAATAGAAGAAAAAATGCCTAAAATTATTGGGGGGATTTGCGAATTTTGCGGTATTCCAGCAAGGGAATGTCCACATTTTAAGGAATTATTTGCCAGTGGTCAATTTAGGTGTTTATGTGGAAGTTCCGCTAATCCAAGCACTTTTAATCAATCAATCTATATGTTTGTTCCCAAGTGGAATGCTTGGATATGCAATTCAGAGCAATGTAGGAAACAAGTAGAATTGAGAGGTGGATATACAGATCCCGAGATAATGAAATTCTACATGCCATAAGTCACAATTAACCTTCCTTGCCATAATGCTCCCGTTATGGCAAGAGTAAAAAAATGGGCGAAGAACTACAAAATCAAACAGAGGAACAGGTTCAGGAAGAACCAGTTCAAGAAACTCCTGAACCTAAAGCAGAAGAAAAAATTGAAGAAATATCTCCAGTCAAGATATTGAGAAAGAAGTATGAAGATATATTGAGAGAAAATAAGCAATTGAAAGAAGAAATAAAGAAACTAAAAGAAGTTGTCTCTATATCAGATGTCAATACTCTTATATCAAAACTCAACAAGTTAGAACTGGAGAATGTAATACATAAGCAATATCCAGAACTTGCTGGGGAAATTGATAAGATTTTAGAAATGAGAAAACCAGATGAACCAATTGAAGATACAATTGCAAGATATATAGGAAAGAAAGCATTAGAAAGTCAGAAAACAGAGGGAATTAGGTCGTCTAATTTAGGTGCAATTCCCTCTGAACCCGATATCATAAATCTTCCTAAAGAAGAAAGAGATAAAATAGCAGAAGAATTATTTAAAAAGGTGTATGGAATAGAATAAGAAATCAGAGTAATCGTGGTTTGGAGGGAATGCTGTAATTAACAATGGCGGTTACTAATACTACAAACCTTGAGAGTGCCCAAAAGGCATTTGGAATTTACTGTGACACTGTAGTCATAGAATCCTTGCAACCAAATCTATACTTTGAGCAATTTGGGACAATTGTAAAGGTTCCTGAGGGTAATTATACTTCAAGGTTCTTTACATTCACCCCAATTGCCACAGCTTCTGTTACTCAATTAATAGAAGGCACAGCACCTACTGCAATTTCAGTTTCTGTAAATGGAATTGATACAACTCCAACACAATATGGTGTAAATGTTCAATTAACAGATTTAGTAGCATTAACTGCAGTATTTGACTTGATAAAAACAACTCTTAATGAAGTTGGTAAAGCAATGGCAAGAAAGATTGACCAAGTTATTCAAACTGTAGTTAATGCGGGAACAAATGTTGTATATGCTGGAACTGCAACCTCAAGGGCTTCTCTAACTTCGAGTGATTTGATTAGCGCAACATTGATTATAAAAGCAGTTCAGAAATTGAGAGCAAATTCTGCTCCTGAATATGCAGGAGGTGGCTATGCTTGCGTTTTACACCCATTTGTAGGTTATGATTTAATGAGCAATACTTCTGCGGGACAATGGATTGATGTTCACAAATATGCAATGCCTGAAAATATCTTCAGGGGTGAAATTGGTTCATTGGGTGGAGCAAGGATAGTTCAATCTCCTCATGTTCAGCCATTCTCTTCAACTGTTACTGTTTATCCAACAACTTTAATAGGTGCTGATGCCTATAGAATTGCTTACTGGTTGCCAAATAAAGTATCTACATATGTATTACCTCCTGAAACAACTCTCTCTGTTGACAACCCATTGGGACAACTTGGTTCAGTGGGTGCCAAGGTTAACATGGGAGTTGCAAGAACTCAGGAGGAAAGATTAATAAGAATAGAATCTGCTGCATCTTCTCTATAGTGATGTAAATTAAACCCCCGGGAGGAGGCAATCTTCCTCCCGGGGGAGATAGAAAACTTTATGGCTATAACAATTCAGAAAATTTTTGATAAAACAAGAAAATTAGCAAAAACTTCTTCTGCAATTTTAACTGATGCTAAATTGTTTGATTTAACAAATGAAACTTATTTGGATATTCAAAGAGCATTAGCAAATGAGGGAATAGAGATTTTAGGAACAATACAAAAAACTGATTTAGTAGCAGGACAAGAAAACTATCAGTTGCCAACCGATATGTTGGCAATTTTAAGATTGGAGATAAATTATGAGGATGCAACAGATGATACAAAATGGAAAAAGATGTCTCAAAGTGATTTGGGAAATTTACCTTATGAATGGTATGAACTTTTAAAAAAGCAACCAATTTCTAAACCATTATATGACCTTTTTAATGCTCAATTATTTGTTTTTCCCAAACCAACAACTAATCAAACAGCAGGATTAAGAATTTGGTATATTCAAAGACAACCAGATTTTACAAATACAAGTGATAGCATACCACAGATTTTAGATAACTATTGGGATGTTTTTTGCTATGGAAATGCTTGGAGATATTTAGAGGAAGTGGGAGAACCACAAGCAGATAGATATATGCAATTATATCAAGCCTATTTACAAAAAATGATTGCAGATTTAAAGACAGAAGTTATTGAACCAATTAAAATTACAATACCACCATACTTTTGCAATGGATGGCTTTGATAAAAAATGAGCGACCCAGTAAGAAATTTTTGTAAGGGAACATTGAAAAATGGAATAGATGCATCAGCAACTTCTTTAGATTTAATAGCAGGGGATGGAGCAAAATTTCCTGATCCAGCAACAGAAGGAGCCTATAATTGCGTTATTTGGAATGCTTCTGACTATTTAGACCCATCAGATGACCCATACAGAGAAATTGTAAGAGTTACAGGAAAATCAGGAGATACCTTAACAATTATAAGGGGACAAGAAGGAACATCAGCACAACCTCATAATATAGCAGGAAAAATCTATAAAATTATGAGACCTATAACTGCAAAAGATTATGAGGATTTACAGAAAATTACAGTTGCTCAAAATGGAACTATAGTAGGAAGTGAGAAAATTTTAAACTTTCTAAATTTTACAGATATAACTGATGATAGCGCGAATAATAGGATAAATTTGAATTTGGGAAGTTTTATGCAATATAACTTTGGGGATGGAAGCGATGGAGATTTAATAATTTCAGCAGGAACAACAACAATTGATTTAGGGGGAAATAAGGTTTTTGTAAAAAAATATAGGAATTTAAAAATTACAGGAAATGCTAATTTAACCTTTATTAATCCCCATGATGATGGAACATTAATAGTTTTTTTAGTTGCTGGAGATTGTGAATTAACTTCTACTGCTCCTAATACGATTGATTTGAGAAATTTAGGAGGGAAATCAGACAGGGGATGGTTTATGATGGCAGGGGGTATGACGGGGGTATACAGGGGAAGGGCTAGTGCTGCTAATTTCAGCTTTGGCGAGGGTGATATCGGCGCACTAAACGGTTCGGGAGGTAGCTCTGCTGTTAATAATAGTCCCAACAAAGAAAGTTTTTATTTCGGTTGGGCTCATACT